ATCCTGTTGTTCCTCCAATTCCTATAACAGCTGCTAATTGACCTATACCTGTGTTTAATGATTCCCATGCTAAGTCTGCAACTTCTCCAATACCTATTTCACCAGTAAATAATTTTCCTAATGTGTCTCCCCACTTCCTGTAAAATGGATATGCTACTTTAAACCAAGGTAGTATAAAGTATCTTAATAAAGCAATTAATACAGGTCTCATAAAAAATCCAAAGAAGTCACCTATAGGTCTTAATATCATCATTATACCAAAGTTCAAAAGCTTTAACATTTGTTGGAACATAGGAGAAACTTCTAATGCTTTTTTAAGAACTGCAACTAAACCCACAAATGCACCAACTCCAAACAATATACCTGTTTTATGTTTATTGAAATATTGTTTAGCTCCTTCTAACATATCAGCAACTTTTTTACCACGTATTTCTATTTTTCCAAGTACCCCCTGTGGACTACTCATATAGTTTTTTAACTCCTCAAATGCTTGCCTGTATGCTTCATTTGCTTTACCTTCATCTGGTGTTCCTTTTGATTTGAGACTTTCTTGCATTCTTCTACCAAGTTGATCTTGATAATCTTTCATGTTTTGATTATAATCTGCCATTCCTTTTACAGTTCTTCCAAATTGATTAACACCTTTTCCTAATAGAGGGAACCAACTAAACAAATTACCTGTAACAAGATCTAATGATTTTTCAAATGATTTGTTTGATTGAGACATTCTCTTATTCATTCTTACTCCTCTAAAGTAATCATCTTGCCTTGTACTCATTTCTTGATTATGGAGTGATTTAGCTCTACTTTGTAGTCTAATCTGATCTTGAGTATCTTTATTCTTTTGTTTTTGTAATGACTGGTCTTTTGCGTGTAGTAAATATTGTGCTTTAGCCCATCTTTGTAATTGGTTTTCTCTAGCTTCTTCTGCTCGATTGAATTTATCAGCTTGTTTCACAGTTTCTGTCATAACTTTTGAAAAAGCCTTTAACATATCCTCTGCTTTTTCAGTTGTAACTGTTGTTTTTTTGAGCATTTCGTAGAATTTCTTCCACTCATTCATCATATCTTGTGATGTATAATCTACCATATGTATTATAAATCCTCAGTCCTTAAAAAGATTTCTTCATTTGATTACTTGATATAGCCTGTTGTCTCTGTTGTTCTCTCATATGTTCATTATGAACTTCTATTAACCTATGAATATATGAATTTGGTTGCTTATCTGCTTTTTCTTTATCCCAGCCAAACTCTGATGCTAGGAAGTAGTAGATGTCATATCGTTCTCGTTCTCGTCCAGAGAGCCTGCGAATGTCATAACCCACTCCTGTAAGAATTTCCCTAAAGGGTAGTCCTTCATCACTCCTGAGATTATTTCAGCGACTGTAGCCGATTTCAGGTTTCTTATTGTTACAGCATCACCAGTCTTAAATGGTGCTGTCTTTATAACCTTACAAAGTATATCCATTCTGTATTGTGGAATGTTTACTTTAGGTTTTGATGGATCTGTTAAATCAATATTACGAGAAAGAATAGATTCTATTTCTCCAAAAGTTAAATCATCTTCATATTCAATTATTTCTTTTTTACCATTAAGTTTTATTTTGAATGATTTTACTGCCATACAATACTAGAAATTGTGTATTATATAAATGTTTATGCTGGTACTGCTGTAATCTTACAGAATTTTGCTTGCCAGTTTAGTTCTTCAAACAAAGGTTCTACTGGTTCCATACCAGATACTGCATGATCCATAAAGCTTAATCCTGCTAGTTCTATAGTAATAGATTTACCATCACCTGTTGCAAATGTTAATTTAAATTCTGGAGTTCCAGTGTGTGCATCACCCCATGTTTCTTTATGGTCTCTTGAAGTACCACCATTATCTGTTTTCATTTGATTAATTAATGCACTTATTTTATTATTATCTTTCCATGATGCTCTAAATCTACCTGTTATTTCTAATACTCTTTTATATGCATCTGCTGCTTGATTATCATTTAGAGAATATAGTAATTCAGCGTTTTGTGTCCAGTTAATATCTGCTTCTTGTAATTCTGCTACTACTGCTGTACTACTTCCATTAGCAATTTTTAATTCACCATGAGCAAATGTAAATGGTTGTGAAGCTTCTGCTGGTACATTATTTGCTGAGAATGATGTAGATGGTGCATCTTCTTTTCCGTAAGTAATATCTGCTGTACAATTAACAACGTCATTTACTGCTGCTGATATTGCTAATGTATTTAGAATTCCACCTCTTAAAGTTCTTACTGAATCTGCTGTTTCTAAATCTGCTCCTATTTCAATTGCCATTGAGTTTCCAGCTAATGTTTTTGTTGCACTATTTGCTGTTATTCCACCATAAATTTGTGTTGATGTTGGTGTTCCATCTGTTCCTTCACCATATATAGCCTGAAAAATTTTATGAGATGTTGTATCACCCAAAACGAATCCTAAACTTAAACTACCTTGTTGTTGTCCATATGCAAATGTATCTGGTTCAACTTGACCTAATTTAGCCAAAGCAGTTCTATTAGTAGTTAATGTCCATCCAGTAACGGCTGTTTTTAAACCGAATGAATTTGTAGGACTTCCTACTGCTGCCTTATATGAACTCTCAAATCCATATCTGACATATGCATTTGCACTTGTACGAACCATTGATTTTAATTGTCATTGTTAGTATATAAATATTCTTAAGGATCTGACTTTCTATATGACACTGTAATTATATGATTATACATATTACGCATGAGTTCACTTCTAGAATAAGAAGACATAACCCTCAAATCAGTATATGGGAATGTGGCTGAACCTCTTATATTTGCCTTAATAATTCTTAATACTTCTTTAACAATCTCATTATGTCTATCTTCATTATAATATGATCTAATATCTAAATCTACTGATAAATCATGGAAAAAATTACTTCCATATAAACCAAAATATTGTATGTTTTCTTGTCGTGGGGTTAAAAATACAACTTCCCTAGTATCACTACCAAAACCCACAGATCTTCTTTCCCAAGATTTTTCAAATACTGGCTCTCTTCCTGCATCTCCTGAACCACCCCAATTATTATGAAGTAGATTTATTAAGTCATCTAATGCAGTGTATGTTATTGTACCCATATTACCAACTTACCTTGTCCCCTCTCTTAAGTTTTTCTACGAAACCCTCTACATCCCCTGCTACATATGAGTAAGTTTCATCATATGGAAAATCACCTTCCCAAGTTTCATTTGGGCTATATGAACCCATAACTGGTCTCATGTGTTTAGTTCTTTCATTAAATTGATGGTCTGTTTCATTTGAGCTTCTTCTTCCAACATAATATATTTTTCTTGATATTTTATATGCTATACTATCTACCAATGCTTCATATTGTCTTCCAGTTAATGGAGCATCACTAGTAGTACCTTTCGTTCTATTATATTCCATTCTTAGATCTATAGGAGACATATTAAGAAATTTAACTTCACGTACCCATTCTTTTAGTTTTGCTATATTTGGTTTTGTTTGTGCTGGTAAAACTTCTCCTTCATAATATTCTGGTAATGGATCTTTATCTTGTCTAACAATACCTTTTTGAATAAATTCATCATCTGGTTCTTCATATAACCATTCTCTAGGATTACCAGCATTTGCTCTTATCCATTCTAATGTTTTATCAAACTGATCAGACTCTTCAGAAATTTGTTTTGGTACCCAAATAATACCTTTCGGTGTAACTACACCAAGACCTTTGTAAAGATCAAAAACAGGTTCATAACCTTCTTTATGAAAAATACTTTTTGTAGCATCCCATAGTTTTTTACCAAGCTCTTTTGCATTTTTTGCAAATGGTAATATTTTAAATGGCATTATGGAATAACAAATACTTCTCTACGATTCTCTATCATCTTCTCTACGTCCTCTTGCCACATTCTTTTTGCTTCTCCTACACTAGCAATACCACCAGTTGGTATCTCATCCATTCTGAAAGATGTATTCATAAGATCAATAGAAGTGAGTTTAATTACAGCATCTTTAATATCATCTGGTACAGTTGAATCTCCTGCAAACTCTTCTCCACCATATCTGTAAGTTACTCTACATCTATTCTTTCTTAGAATTGAAAAAATAAAACCTCTTAAAAATAATCTACCATATTCATATTCTATATCATACCATTGTTCATTACCCAGTATATTTTCCCATGTAGCTGAAGCACCCTGCCAAATTTCTATTTTATCTCCTTTTGATGCATCGAGTTCATAAATGTTTCTATGTTGTAAAAATATAGGAGTACCCCATCCAAATGTATATAGTAATGGTAAGTCATGTACCTCTCTTGTTACTTTTGTTGATCTCCAAGCATGACCAGTTCTACGGTCAACTTCTGCTTCTTTCCTATTTATTATTTTTTCAACTTGTGCTTTATTAGGAGTTGTGTTAGCAGTTATAGGAATTCTGAGAAAATCAGCAACGTCATATGTAGTACAATAGGTTGTAGCCATGTTTATTAGTAATTGAATTCGTATATAAATTTACTTAAATATAACTGTCCATTCTGCTGAACCAGTCACATCAGCATATATACCGTCTTCAAATCTTCTATGGATGTTTTGGTAATTTCCTTCTATTTCACCAAATATTGTGAATTCTGTTGCTCCACTAGCACCTCCATTCTTCAATACTAATTTTGCTCCACTGGAACCTTTTTTAGTACAGAATACAGCAACTACTACTCCATGACTTGCTTTAATAGCTAGATCAGTATTAAATGATACTGCATTGTGGTTTAGTTCTACCATGAATAACTAATCTTACTGTCATATATAAACTTTAAGAAAAAAAATTCGGCTATTTTGGACTCTAGTAGCCTATGACTAGAAACTCGAATACCTTTGATTGTGTGGTAGTTGAGCTATTTGCTAATTCTGCGAAAGCTGCTCCAGCAGATCCACCAACTGTGTAGAGTTTAATCTTTTCGTTGGCTTTATCATATTCCACTTTATGTAGAGAGTCCGTAAATGTAGGAATCACTGCAACTAGTGTGGATATTCTGCCTTCTTTAAGGTCAGCCGACACTCCGTTGGTTGCATAGTTGTCAGAACCACCGAAGGTAACTTTGACACTATATATTCGCAGCTTTGATACTAATGCTGCTTGAAATGAGAGTGTTTTTCTCACGTTAGCGTTTGTCCAATCTGATGAACTGATTGTCAATGCCATATTTTTTTATAAAGTATCTCCTATATAAGTATTAAATAAAGAAAAAAAGGGGAATTTTATAGATTAAGATAACCCTGCTTTACTTCTAAAGCTTTATATCTCTAATCTTGCCTTGTGATTTGAAGTGGCGACATACGGTTTCACCCATAGTACGGAATACACCTTTCTCAACAAATGCATTGTTTACGAATGGGTATGCTGGACTTCTGCGTGTTGCTTCGTAGTATTCTGTTGGAATTGCAATTTGAATTCCGATTCTTGGATATCCATAACCTTCAGCATCTGATGTGTCAAATGCAAATAGTCTTCCAATTTCACTACCATCACTGGAGTTACTTGGAGCATCCTTGCTTGGGATGAATGGAATTCCATATATTGAGTCAACGTGAATACCTACACCAGTTCCTCGGAAAGTCTGAATACCATTTACATCGATTTGCACCAATGATTCTCCGTAAGGATTTGGAATCCTGACAGAAGGCATATATAGACCTTGAATCTCTGAATAGACTTCGTGTGAACCCAAGAATACGTTTGGATCTTTACCAGCTGCTATTCTAATCTTTCGTAAGAAAGTTCTTAGAGTATCATCTGTAAGAACACCGTTTGTACCAATTGTACCAGATGCACTTTCTACAGTACAGTCGAAATCAGTTCCACTGTCTCTGTCGATTGTTGCATTTGCTGCCCAAGGATCATAGTAACCTGTCTGTGAACCACCGAGAGCATCTTCTTCAGCATCGCTGGAGACGATTCTATCTAATGTTTCAAAGTCTTTGGTTCCTGTGTTTGCACCACTTGCGCCAGCAGCTTCTGATTCAACATCAGCTAAGAGCATTCTATTTAGGAATTCTTTATGTTGTACAGCCATATACAATCGGAGTGAACCAAGTCCTCCCCAAATGTCATCTTTAGAGTGTGTTGC